ATTCCACAATGAATAAACACTACCAAAGTTACATGAAACTAGAACCTGACAACTCCAACAAAGCAGTCCCGTACTTGTGGGGCTTTGCTACTCTTGCCGTCTTTGACGGGCTGGCCATCGCTTACTTTGCTGAAGAGCTATGGGAGGCCATTGTATTGCTCGTCTTGTTTTGGGCCAGTGCAGCGTTCGCTGTGTCAGCTATGCAAGAATGGAGGGGCAAATGATCAGCACAGGTTACCCCGGAGACAGCGACCCGCTGGCAGAGCTGCCCACATGCCCCGAGTGTGGCATCTGGCTTACGCAAGATTTGTTTGATGACTGGATCTGCGAAGACTGCGACGCGAAGCAAAAGAATGAAGAACCCACCTAAAATTCAGGTTGCTATTGCTGTGTTGAGCATCATAGCTTTGGCCCTGAGTCTAATCCTCGACAGAGAATGAGTGCTCAACTAATCGACAACCTCATGGAGAAAATCCATGTGTTAACACAAGAAAACAAACGACTAAAAGATGAGAACAAGACAAAGACAGAGACAATCGAACGGCTGGGTAGCGCGCTTGCGCAAGATCGATCCACGGGAGTGGCGCAGCAGAATCATGGAGTTGCCAACACGGATGCAGGTGTTTGTGGCGCAGATCGTGTGGTGGGATTACTTCGCCGACAAGACAGTGCCGGACCGGTGGCCTGACCTAGACATGTGGATCCGCGCACATCCTTTCACTTTCCGCAAGGAGGTGTGGCCTAGTGACGAAGAGATGGTTGATGCGCTCATTGGCATCGGTTACGAGCCCCGAACTGCGCTACGTCGCATGGGGATCAACCAGAACAACAAGTGGCACAAGTACAACTAATGGACGCGCAAAACGAACTACTTATGTACAAGCACGTCTTGGCCCAGGCTGCATCGGCTATCGAGCAACTTAAGCACTGCCTACTCAAGCACTACGACGCTCACTCGGCGTTTGCCAACGACCGGGCTGCACTGCTCGACGCTGACCTTGTGCTGGCGCAGGCGTACAAGCTGACTACGAAGGAGGCGAAATGATCCTTCGTACAAAGATCATCGGCTTCACCGGGCTATCCGGCTCAGGCAAGAGCTACGCAGCTTCGGTCGTTCAGGAGTGTTATCCTGCCTACCGACTGTTCTCGTTTGCACACGAAATCAAGCGGCTTGCTGGCTGCTACATGGGCTGGGATGGCGAGAAAGATAAGCGTGGGCGCAAGCTTCTGCAAGACCTAGGCATGGCTGGCCGAGCGTATGACCCACAGTTGTGGGTGAGCTTTATGCCGCCGGACAGGCTGCTCGTCATCGACGATGTGCGCTTTCTTAACGAGGCTGCGGCTATCCGCGAACATGGTGGCATCGTCATCCGTGTCAGGCGGTTTGGCGTAGATCCGATGGATCATGTGTCCGAGACGGAGCAGGAGCGGATTACGCCGGACTTCACGCTGGTCAACGATGGCAGCGAGACGTTCAAGCACATCCTACTACACGAGCTAAAGAAATATGGCAGCAATGAATAAGCGACAACTATGGATACGCCGAGTTGAAGCTCGGTGCGGGATTGCGCCCCTCGACTTTAAGATGGCGCGGTACATTGAACTGCTCAACATCAGCAACATGCATGAGTTGCGCTGGTCGTTTACGACGCCCAAGAGCGTGTACGGCATAGGCGAAGGCACCCTGAACAAGTTAAGGGCGCTGGCTGGCGTGCCGGTGCCGCCGGTGAAGACATCATGGAAACGGGAGGCGCTGCGCTTGTATGCGCTTCTCGACGCAGCAGGAGTAGAGTATATTAAACAACGATGACACCAGAACACGCTATTGCTACAGAAATGCTGCTACTTCAAGCCGAGGAGGAAATTTCAAGATTGAAATCCGAAATTCAAATTTTGAAAAAGGAACGTGAAATTGAAGCTGACATCCAGCTCAAGATTGCGCTTAAGGCTGACCACTACTACATGCAGCTCCAAGCCATCAAGGAGAGCGCCTTTGGTGAGATCCACGGCATTACGGCGGAAGACTTATCCTTTATGAGCGAACGAGAATGAGCGAGGCACCCAAGCGCAAGAAGCGCAACGCAGTCTATCGCAGTCCAGAGTCCCGTGCTAGGCAGCTAGCCGGGCTTTCTGGCGTGAAGATAGAGAAGCATGTGCCAGGCGTAGTCATGGAAAAGGTCAACGGACAGGGCGCCTTGGCCGGCATTCCGCCTGAGATCCAAAAAAAGGTGCTCGATCTGTTCATCACGGGGCAGCACAGCCGGGCTATTGCGATGCAGCTCGGGATCAGCGAGCGGAGTGTGGACGAGATCAAGGTCAGTGCGCTCGACATGGACTCGCAGTTTCGTAATGCGTACTTCAACACGAACTTGAAGGCCAAGCTACAATCGGTGATCGACGGCGCCGCCCAGCGTGTCATGGAGCTTATGCCGGAGATGTCCGCTAAAGACGCTGTGCTGGCGCTAGGTATCACACTGGACAAGTATGCTAACCTAGAGAAGAACAAGGTGCCGGATCAGTTGCACCAACATGTGCATCTGCACACGAACAACGACATCTCTGCCGCTTTCATGGCGGCCCTTAAGCCGCCGAAAGCACAAGACGATCATGTTGGAACGATTGAAAACGAGTGATGCGATGGCCGGTCTACCTTGTAAATCAGACATTCAACTTCTAAATTTCAAGGTGGATTCTGAAATTCAAATTTGTTCTGCTGGAATTGAAATTGACCCGGCTATTTCAAATTCAAATTTGCCCTGCAAAAATCAAAATTCAAATTTGGTTTTACCGAACGGGATTGACTTAGCCAATGAGGTGCACGACCTGCGCGATCTTACCGAGCGGTATTGGCGCATAATACAGGCGCAGCACGTTCGGATTGCGCAGCTCGAAAGCCAGCTATGTGCCCGGATTGCGCAGCTCTAGAGGAAGAGGCGGAGTTCTATGCGCAGGAGTGTGCGCGGTGGCGCGCTATGTATGAGTCAGCTCATAGGCGTGAGGTCAGGTTGGCCAAGCAACTGGCGATGTTGCTGGCTAGTCTGCGCCGGGTTGCGCGTGAGGTGCGTGGAGTGGGGAGGAATTAGAGTTTGGACTTCAATTCTCGACGATAATTCAACACCAAAAGATCTTCAATGGCTTGGCTTGTGATTAGATTTTCTTTGACGCACTCACCCTGACCATCCAAAAGAAGCCACCTTTCAGCCTTGGTGCGATATACGTTCATTTTAAAATCTAAGGCGATGTAATAATCTCCCAGTTGAATGCACGGGTCTGTTTTTTCGTCATCAAACAACTCCGCGCCCTCAATAAGCTCGTCGATTTTAGCGAGCGTTTGCCAGCAAAAGATTCGATTTGCTGCCTTAACTTCCTCTTGGCTCGTCAACCTATCCGGCCTTGCTATGTCGCGGAATTGACTGGTCTTACCGTTTGCGATTAACGTGCATGGCTCGTCCAAGAATCTGGCTGCGCGGAAAAGTGCAACCGCTTTGTGTGTTGGCATACGCTCCTCAGCGCACCCCATAAATGTAATACTTGCTGTTTTTGTCATGATGTTGGGTTGGGTTTGGTTGAATTAGCTGTCGCAGTTCGGCACGCGACGAACGGTAATGTGGCGCTGGCTTGCCCACAAGCGTGCCTCCTTGGCCGTTGCGAAGTGCCGAGTGAGTTGGCGCGGCCAAAGGCATTCGAGCGTCCAGGTGTTTTCGACTTTGTAGAGGAGTGCTTTGTCTTTCATAAGTAGGTTAGGGTTGGGGCGGAACTAGAACGTGCAGCAACCGCAGCACGGGGCATCTTCGCACCGTCCAGCTCGATTGCGGATGCCACGCCATCCGGTGGACGTGACAACACCGTAGGATGTCGCGTTGCCACGGGACAGCGTGCCGGCTTGAGCGGGCACGAGGGTTGCACACTGGGTGCAGGTTGCGGGGTATTTGTTTTTCATGTGTTGGGTTAAGTTGGGTTAAGGCAAAGGAAAGCCCCTAGGCGCGAAACCTAGGGGCGTTTGTAAGGGTTAGTTATTACGGAAAAAGAAACCGTTGTGTTCGCAATAGTCAAAGCGGAGTGCTGACTGCCACACAGCACGCCAATCTATGCAATTCCGAAGGAAGTCCGGCACGCCCGAGAGGCACTCGGTTTCCTCGCAGTGTTTTTCGCAGAAGTGCTCTGCGTCGTCATATTGGCCAGCGTAAGCGTCTTGTGCTTGTTCCAGATTAGTTGAATCAAAGTCCCAGCCAGAAGCCTCAACAAAAGCTTCCCAGACTTCGCGATCCCTATCGGAACACGCAATCCAGTCCCAAAGCTTTTCAGACAAAGAACATTCGGAGTAAAGAGACTTGGGGAAACCCTCGTAATCCTGAAACATAAATTCAGGATCATGCTCGTCGGCATGTAGTTTGAGGCATGCTTCACGGAAGGACTCCGCGTCGTGGCCGTCAAGGTCGATCCAAGCTCCTTTGATTGAGCCTGAATTGTATTTTGCGTAGGTTCCTACGTAAATGCGTGGTTCTGTGGTTGTGGTTGTCATATGTTTGTTTGTAGTGTGTTTGTTTGGAGCGTCTTTGCTCCCTACTACGCACCCGGTGAGATGCGCAGTGTGGGAACCTAGGCGCAAATCAGCGCAGGTTGCACCCGGTCAATCAACTTAGTGGGCACTGGCTTGTCGTTGTCGGTGTAGCGCAGGTGCGCCTTATACCTATGCCCACGCGCAGTTTGCAGCGAGCGACCCCAGCCGCAGTAAGTGGCGCGTACTGGGCGACCGTCCAAAGTGCCAGTAAGACCGTCCCAACCGTGCACGGCTTTGCGAACGGCAGCGTGCACGTAGGTGACACCGTAGCGGCGGGTTTCGCGGACGTAAGGTAATAGGTTTATAATGTTCATAATGTGCTTTTTTGTAGTATGTTGCGTTGTTGGTTACTTGTTTCGGTTGCTTTTGCGCCAGTCGAAATAGACTGACAGCCAAAGGGATGCGGTGATGATTGCGCATCCGCCCATAAGGAAGAAGAGCGCAAAGCGCACATACGCAGCGTACTCGAGTGAGTTCATTGATTCGGTTGTCATAGGTTGGGTTGGGTTTGTTGGGTTAATCTTGAGCAAAGCAACGAAGGTGACGGAGAGCGTTTGAAAATGCTGCACGGTCGCTTGTACCGATGTCGCTAAAGTACTTGCGCAAGCGCGTACCTGCTGGCGTGGTGAACGTCAGGTCAAAGCTGCACTTGCGACCATACGGATGAAATACACCACGGTGCATGTAGCGCAACGTGTTAGTGTGAAGTATGAACGTGAAGGACTTAGAGCCCTCGTGGATGGTGTGAAGTTTGTCGGTTTTTAGCATTTTGTAGTGTGGTTGAAGTTGTTAGCGTGCTGCGGGATTGGTTGCGAAAAGGCGGCGAAAGAAAGGTAAAGCGTTGTATGCTGCGCACTTAGCTTCGTGCTTTGCTTTGGCTGCAGCTGCGCGTGCTGTGGAAGCTTCAAGCTGCTCAAAACGAGCGACTTCGCTCTGTAGTAGTGGGAGTAAGTGCTTTTTCATTGGGTTGTTATCTGTCCAGCTAAGTACTTCATTTAGCTGTGCTTGTGCGTGTGCTTTGGTGCGGATTGCTGATTGGTTGTTCATACGGGTGCAAAAGTACGTCACTCCGTATAAGTACGCAACAAAAAAGAAAAGAAAAGCGTAGTCCTGGCGAGTGTGTGCTGTTCGGTGAGTGCGCGAGTGGCGCGACTGTGGTACGTGATGCGGAGTGCGTGCGGCGCGTGCGTGCGGCGAAGATAGTTCGTGTACGAAGTAAATGGTGAATACCTTAGTGCGGCAGTAGGGTATTCGATTCGTTACCACCCCCGCGTCACAAGCAATGACCGCGCGCCCGCGTCCCGCCCGCCTAACTCGCCCGTCAACGCCCCATCGGCACCGTCAAACGTGGCTCACCAAGCACCAAAGCGGCACGTCCGGCGCCTTACGTTTGACCCGCCATTGCAAGCTGTTGCGGTTGAGCAGGTTGGGCATAACGATGCACAATGTACGTCATATGGAATTGGGTTTTTACTCTGTAAAACCAGTGATGGGGGCGGGGGGGATGCGACCTGTTAGAACGACGGCGACGGCGACGCATAGCCCCCCTCAGATTTTTTTTCGCCAACTGGCCCCCTTCGCAGTTGACGCCACCCGTCGCCATGCTACATTCCCCTACGTCGTCTAAGACATCTCCCAGCCGTGCGCAGCGGCTGGCCTAGCCCGTTACGTTGTCGTAAGCGTAGCGGGCTTTCTCTTTGCCCTGCTTTATGTTTTGCGCTATACTGCGTTGCAACAACACCTCCCACGCCTCTCTGCGATGCGCACCAAGGGAGGTTTCTTTTTGCACTTGCCCTACACCTGTAGCTTGGCCTACCGTGCGTGTGGCAGCGTGTGTACACACTGTGCCGCTGGGTGCAAATAGACGTGCTTCTGTGGGGGTGCGCGTTAAGCGGGCACCCGGTTAGCTGGCCCGTGTTGGGCGTAAGCTTGCGCTGCCGTTTCTTTTCCTGTACCGTCGCCAGTACTATGACCAAGTACACACTAAGCGAAAAGACTGTTAAGGCGCATATGGGCCCCGCGTATAGGCCGCTAGCATACAAGCTCGACGTGGACTACATCGAGCGTAAGGCGTTTCGCGGGATACGCCGTATCTACCGTAGCAACCTGCTTGATGGGACACTTCCCGGTGAAGTGGCCGAGCAGGAGCAGCCGGTGGACGAGCCTACACCAGTGACACCAGAGTCACCTGTTACGGAACCTAAGTACATCCCGATACATAACGAGTCTATGGAGCAGACAGTCGTGTACTTGTATCCGAATAAGCGGTGGGTACGCACAGACGTTGAGGACATGGTGTTTGTCGGTATGAAGGGGATCAACTTTCGTCAGGGTCAACGTATTTGGGTTAAGAACAAGACGCTATGCATAAGATGACGCTTAAGGACAAGTTGGCGGTATATGACAAGCTTGAAAGGCTTAAGAGTAAGCTTAAGTCGCTTATGCTCGCGTTAAGCGCAGGTTATATTCTGCATATCGCGCTTAAGTGGGCGTTAAGCCTGGTGAACGCGCAAGAGATGCAGCTTAACACGTTTGAGTTGGCTATACTCTGGATTATCTGTTCTTAAGCTTAGGAGAAGTTCTTACTCACTAGTGATATTCCCCTTCACTAGTGATCTTGCTTCGTGTTGCCGTTCGCACTAGGCTTCGCCCAGATGCTCACTCTCGCAGCAAGCTGCTCACCGGAGGAGATAAACAATCCGGCAAGGAGAGTTGCGAGTGAGCATAGTACCCCCAAGACTCAGCATTACTGCCTATCTTGGGGGAGTACTATACAAAAATGAGATCAACGATCCGTATAAGTGTCGTCGTTCGTTTCGCAATTACAGTCATGAGTGATGGCTACCCGTTCGGGAAACTCTTGCCCTTCTCGTAGGCGTGACTGCTAGTACTCTGCAACTTTGAAGCCGAAGCAGATGTTTAATCCAACTCCAGAGGCATAGTTGGAACCATTTAGTCGCTCGTGCGTCCGATGTTTCAGGTGGCGCAGAAGGTACACGGTCGTTATTTGACGACAGAGCGAATATAGAGCATCGTAGTGAAAACGTCAACAGGTATGGATGAAAAAAATCAAGAAATTATCGAAAAAGTCTTAGCCTATAAGCTGGAGGAACATCCGACGCTTCCCTTGCCGAATAAGCGGCAGCGTATGGAGATGATCCAGAACATTGGCCCGGAGAAGGTACTCGACTTGTTTCTCATGCGGGAGAACAAGATTAAGGCGGAACTGAATGATCCCATGCGGTATGGCCACGAGCTGCCGCACTGGCCGGATGCGGATAAGCTGTTGGGGCGCTTCAACGAGATTGTTGTCCTTGGTGGGAACAGATGCCTAGCTGGCGAGACGGTCTTAACAGACGCAAAGACTGGCAAGAAACAGCGTATAGACGCGATTACGGAGCCTTTTTGGGTAAAGGCTATGGATGACAACGGACGTGAAGTTATCTGTCAGGCTGAAGTGCCATTTGCGAAAGATCCTGCTCCTTTGTATGAGGTGGAAACAAGTTACGGAGTTTCGTTTGCTTGTTCAGCGGCGCACCTGCTTCTCTGTGCTGACGGCGAATGGCGGCCACTTGGTCTATTGCCTGTTGGATCGCAGCTTTACCCTGCTCCGTCCAGTTCGGCGTCTTGCCAACCAAAGTGGCTGCAAGGTGTTCAGCGTTGGTCGAGAAAAGCTCTAGGTTTTCTGGGCGATTGTCTTGGACGTTGCCATTCTTATGGTGAACGACTTCTTCGCTGGAAAGATAGCGGCCAAGCATTTGCTCCATTACAAGGCGATGCTTTTGCACATGAGTCTTCTTGCGAAAGTACTTTCCATTGGCCTTCTGAGCGCGGATCAAGTTTGACGTTAAGCAAGATGGGTGATTGGGGCAGTACTCAAGAATGTAGCCAGACTTGCCAATCCTCTCCGGGCCTTTCCAGTTTTTGTGGCCTTCTCCAGAACGTGGGCCGGTTCGCTGACACTTTATGCCGTGCTTCTTGCAGGCTTTTTGAATTAGCTTTGTTGGAATGCCAAGTTGTTCTCCTATCCATTGTTGGGTTTTTCCTTCGGCTATCCATTCGCGCATTTTCTCAACTGGGTAGATGTGTAGGGTTCTCATTGGGGGAAATAGTATTCCGCACAACCTATTTACGCAATGATATTGTTTGGGATTTTACCGTTCCAGTATATCATAACTATAGTTATGCAGGGATAAACCATCACAACTCAGGAAAAACCGAGTACGCCGCCAAGCGTATGGCCCAAGCTTTCATCGGCACTGACTTGAACGAGCAGGCGCCGGACTGGGTAAAGGAGCGTCACGGTAAACGGAACATCCGCATCTGGTGCCTGCACACTACCCACATGACCAGTGTCTCCGCCCAGCAAAACGTCTTCTATAAGTACTTGCCACCCGAGATACGCAACATTAAGCGCACTAATCATACGCAGATCAGCTTTAGCCAGAAGAACGGGTTTAGCGACAATACAGCGGTTTACATGGGTAACCAGATCTGGTTCCTCAACTACGCCCAGGACATTAAGGTCGTCGAAGGTGGCGAGGTGGACTACGTCTGGTGCGATGAACTTGTCCCGCAGAACTGGCTCGAGACTCTTCGCTACCGTTTGGTTACCCGGTCCGGCAAGCTCATCGTCACCTTTACGCCGGTGCAAGGTTACACCCAGGTCGTAAAGGAGTACATCAATAGCGCCAAGGTTACCGTTAGCCGCAAGTCGCCCCTATTGCCGAATAACAATGTTCTAACCGTCCCCAAGGGCGAGATGCCCTATCAAGCCGAGAACCTTTACGGACGACATGCCTGCATCTGGTATCATACCGAATTAAACCCGTATAACAACTGGGAGCGCATGAAGCAGGAGCTCTCGGGGCGCTCCAGTCACGACATCAAGATCCGCGCTTATGGTTGGGCAGATCAGACGGCTGGTTCAGAGTTCCCTATGTTCGGTGACCATAACCTGTGGAAAGGCGACGCTGAAGAGGTCATTCCTGAGGGTAGCAACTACATGGCTATCGATCCAGCAGGAGCGCGTAACTGGTTTATGCTTTGGGCTAGGGTAGATAAGCACGGTATACTATGGGTCTATCGTGAATGGCCCGATCAAAGCTACGGTGAATGGGCACTGCCTAGTGACAAGCCCGATGGTCGAGCTGGCCCGGCACAAAAGGCGGGTGCAGGCCGTGGGGTGAACGAGTACACCGAGCTTATCTGGAGCCTTGAGACTGCCGGCGACAAGCGTGAGATGATCGTGGACCGCTGGATTGACCCTAGAACCGCTGGCACAGAGACGATCACTAAGGACGGCGGTGTCACCGTGCTTGACCTACTTAGTCAGGCTGATAATCCGCTCATCTTTACGCCTGCGGCAGCCCTGCCAATTGAGGAACGAGTGCTATTAATCAATGATCTTTTGTCATGGGACAGAGAAAAACCAATGGAAAAAGGAGTAAACCATCCAAAACTAATGATACATGAGTCTTGTCAGAACTTAATTTATAGTTTAAAAGAATGGACTGGACAAGATGGACAAAAAGGTGCTAGTAAAGATCCTATCGACGCTTTAGGCTATATGGTTGTCATGCAGCCAGCCTATTTTGGCGGCTTAGATTGGGAAAAACAATCTAAACGAATGT